AATGATAGGTATGTTGGGATAAAAGAAATTGTACCAGCTGAAGAAGAGGATTGTTCTAGTGATATTGTTACACCACCAGTTAATTTCGGTAAAAAGAACTTTACATTTACGTTATTAATTTCTGACGTCTTATTGTTTTTTGAACAATTAATTAATTTAGTAACGTTAACTTTTTTTAACACCCTTGCAAAAATCTTCCACCAATTTGCGGATGCCGTAAATTTTTGGCCAATTAGAAAATTGTCAAATAGAATAAAGAAGTTTGCATATTCCATACAAGATTCTACACAAAGGTCACTTTATTTAATATCGTATCCAGAATGTCAAGAATGTAATGGTGAAGATTCATTAGGTGTACAAGGGGGACAAGGGTCAACATTAGATTTCTGTCAAGTTGGGACATTAACGATTAATGGTAGTGAGGACCAAACAAATAGGATATTAACAGCGTCTAATGTTGTATTTTCGGTACCAAATGTTGGAGATTGTTCAACAAATGCGGTTCCGATAACTGGAGGGACTGATTTTATAAATAGACAAACTGAATATTTTTTAGAGAGTCAATCCTTTAACATCGGATTAACCTCCACATCGTTTACTTATGATTCGGTAACGGGTACATACACGTTTGATGACGTTAACGGAGTGTTCAATGAAATAACAACACCCTACAATGTTATTATAAGAGACAAAAACAACACCTCATCTCCATTTACAGTAACTACACCAATTGAAAGTGACTGTAACCTTTTTGACGTACCATATGATGAAACGTTAGTAAGTACTTACTACATTGGTACCGGTAGAACTCCAACAACGACGTACATTCCGGGAATGGATGTTTCCTCATCAAAAATATCCGATTCAGGTTATCAATTAGTTACAAACTTCGACGGTGATTTATACACACCAATAACAAAATCTGGATTTAGCGAATTTTCAAATGGTTCATTCCATATAATACCTGGTTCATTATCTACAGGAAGATTATTTAATATTCTTAAAGAGTATAGAAAACGAAAGAGAGTGGGTACATTATTTTGTGGAGGTATAGTAAATTATTCGTTTGTTGATAATTGGTTGTCTGGGTCATTATATTTCTTCCTTTTTAAGGGAAGAAGGGGTAATTACTGTACCCAAATCGTTAGATTTATTACATCACAAAACAGATTTTATTACAGGTCGGGTTTATATAATAGTGCATCAAACACTTGGGGAGATTCCTCAAAAGGTTCAAGAATAGGAAGACCCACTACAATGGTCGATTTAGGACCGAGAGACGAATTTATAAAAGAAATTTGTATTGACCCATCATTAGACCCCAATTGTTCTGTAACTAGACAAATTGGACCTACATCGTTTCAAAATTTTGGAGAAATTTTAGGTATGGCAATTAACTATAGGTTAGACACGACCAATGCAAATCACGACATTAATGATTTCTTCGATAATAATGGATTTGGATACACAACACGTGTTTTTAATGGGGATTTATTACAATTGATATCCATTAATAACGAAGTGGGAATAGAAGAATTCGATTTACAAAATCCAAGATATCTAGGATATAATTACCAATTCTTAGATCCAGAATTATATCCTGAGGTTTTTAAAAATGGTACAAACGTTTGGGGACCATTACCAATAACATTTTATTTATCTGACGACGGGGAAAGAGTTAGGTCTTGTCTTAATGAACCAACACACATTGCAAATGATGGGGTTACCAATGTACAAGGAAGATTAACCGAGTCTTCACAAAAAGTACCATTCTTTCTGTGGGATAAAGGTGGACCTGGGTTTGGACCATATAATGACAACACAGTTGATGATCAAAGTTGGGATTATGGTAATGTCCAAGTTCAACCATTACAGGGTATGACTCATGGTTATAATTTAACCAGTCCATCCGATGATTCAAGTGATAAATATTTATTATTACCTATGACGTACACTTTTAGTGGTGTGACGGTTGATACTGGAAATGCAACTAACGATGTGGAGTTTGACGTAGTGGAAACGGGTGTGGATAACCATTCATTATATGATAATGAATATCCTGGATATACATATTTACATGTTACTAGTGGTACGGTAATCTCACCATCGGCGGGAACCCTTTACACTAGATATGGAACATCAGGAACTTGGCATTCACAACCATGGGATTACACAGACGATTTCATAATACGAAAAACACAAGATTATTATAGTGGTAATAAACAAATTTTATCAACTCCATTTATGTTCTATTTTGGATTACGAGTTGGTAAAACTGGGGTTGATAAATTCATCGAATATTTTGGTGATAAGGGAGCTTTCACATCTGCTGAGTAATGGAGAAAAAGAAAATTATATTACCAACTAAGAGATTCTTCAAATCCAACGAAGAAGATTTAAATATTAGAGTTAATTTAGATGAAACCGAGGCATTATTACGTCAGGGTGATAGGGACGTTGTATTAGATGTACCAACACATTTTGAAGTTGAAAGGTCTGAGAGTAACAATTATAAAATTCATGGAAAAATCAAAATGGTTTTTAGAAATTTATATTCTGGAACAACCACCTTCAATCCATTGGCTAGGAAATTATACGACGTAAATGACGGAATTGGTCAAGCTAAAGGATTTTTACCTTATAATGAATTTGCGTTCCTTAGAAACGATGTCGTAAGAGAAGTCAACACACCTAATCAAGGGTCAGATTTAACTTCTTTCAGTCAACAACTAACTTTATCAGAAACCCCAGAACATACGTTAATAACACCAATCACCGCACCATATCAAAATTGGAACATTTACCTTTCTTACGTTTATGGTCAAGATAGTGATTATAAGATTAATTACACATTAAGTGGGGGGACTACTGGTACCACATATGAAGCTACAGCAAAGGACGGAATACCATTTAGAGTGGTGGATAATGGTGTATATTTTACATTTATTTCACCAGTTGAACACGGAATGGTTAGTGGTGAGTTTATAACCATATCAACCACAGGAAATACATTTTATGAAACATCTGGAAGTGGATATGTTGTAACCACAAGTTTATCAGGTAGAACCTTTAACATTGATAGTGTGGGTAATGAAGTGTATAATTCGGAAAAATACGTTGTAAACGTATTAAAAAGTGATTTCATTGTGGGAACAACATTAGGACCTGTAATATTTGGTAAAAGATGTATAAATAAAAATGACATTCAAAACACAATTTCCGAATATTATGTTCATAAACATAAAACACTAACAGAACAATCTGACTATATTTTAGACAAAGCAGGTTTTGAAAATTCAATATGGGAAGATGAAAAGAAAATACTATTCGAAAATACGTTAGGTGATAATGATGTTATAGTGGAAAGAAATAGAATGGAATCATTAATATATGATTTTAAAACACCACTAACCTTAACAGGTATCACAAATAATTTAGGTTACACACCTACAGAGGTTTATGTGAGTGTAATATTAAAAAATGGAAATGGATATTTTAATTACCCACCGAAGGTTGGGTATAAATTTAATTTTCATAATACTTGGATTGATAACCATTTTAACGGTAACGATTCAATTGAAACTGGTATTACCACAACAACAATTTCTTCAAATGCGGTTGGTCAATCTTTTACAGGTGGAACGGCATTACCAATAGGTACAATATTAACTGGGGCATTTGTTGAATATAATGATAGTGAAATGAAGGAGAGAATCGTGAGTGAATCTTTCCATAAGTTTACCGCAAGAGTTGATTTATTTAACCACGAACAAAATATAAGTACTATAAACTTTTCTGGAGTAACATCCACAAATCAAAGCGGTTTATACTATCAACCACATTATAGAGTTAAATTAAAACAATTATCACCTTATATAGAAACGTCAACAACTGACGACATCTTTAATTTACCTGAAAATTGTAAGTACTACGAAAATGAGGGACAATGGAAGTGGAGAGATTTATATGACCCAGGTTTCATTGATATTGACGGATTTGGTGTTGATTATCCATTTATTAATAACATTCATTATGTTAAAAATGACATTAATTTTTACTTAAGAAATGAAGAGTTTTACCGAAATAAAACTGACGGAATAAATAGTTTTAATAATAGACCTAACGGACCTAATTTAATTGATTGTTAATGAAAATAGTAAGAAGTAATAACAACAACGACATATTAATAAATCAAAACTTAACTTTTAGAACTGATTTAGGTTGGGAGGATTCCGCTAAAGAGTTGGAGTATCAAACGTTACGTAAAATAATCAATCCAATTGAAAATTATGAAACAGTTAGATACATCCACGAACCATACAATACAACATTAAGTGGTATGACATTTCCACAGACCGACATATGGTTTTATTTTTATTTTTTAAGTGGGTCAACATATGTACAGGACTATGAACCAACAGGTTTGTCGGCAAATGAAAACGCTTTAATGCAAAAACAAGTAACCCAAAGTTTCTTTAGGTTAGAATTTTTTAAAACCTCTAGTGAAATTGTAAATAATGTTGAAGTTGTCGAACCACCGAGTAGGTTAAATAGAAGATTAGTTTTCAGTAAAAACCTATCAATACCATTAGGTGAGAAATATTTTTACACAACATTAAATGATTATATATATAAACCCGCATTTATGGGTTCAAATTATAGAAATAAAGAGAATATGTATTTCTTTTGGTTCCAGGATGAAACGGCACTAAATGAGACATCACTCACTGGTAATACATTTTGGATGACGGCTAAATTCTATAATGCTGAAGATGGAACCATAACAGATTTCGTTAAATCGGATATAGGAAGTTCGGAAGTTAATGAAACAAATGATATGTATTATAAGGTAGTTATTGATAAAACTAATTACTCTTACCAAGTTTTTCGTTATAATAATAACACACAAGGAACAAGGGTTGGTGAAAGTGTAGATCCGATAAAATTTTACGAGAAAAAAGAGTAATGGAGTCAAATAAATACGAAATATTAAAAAAACGAATTAATGTTACCACATTAGTTTCTTTAACAAGTGAAAATTGGATTGATTCATTCGGTCAAGTAGTATCTTGGACTAATAATGGTGTTTATATTGGACCAGATACGGGGGATATTATTTTTAATCCAGACGGTGGGAATGTCACTTCAGGTTATTACAAATGGAACACACCGATAACAGATAGATGGAACCTTATTGAACCTGCACCAATAAAAATAGATACCGAAACTGAAAGTGAGTACCTTAATAGAATCAGTTCAAAAAATTTCATTAACTTTAATTTACCGATTTACTTAGAAAGTAGTGTAGATGAGATGGGCGTTATGGTTGGGTTTGATGGTGAAATACAACAAGTAGACCAACTTGTTAATTTTTCATATTCTGGAGTTACGGGAACCAAAACCGTCCATGTTTACTCAACAACTAATCCTGATAAATTAAGAAAAATCGTTGAACAAGTTTACACATTGAATTGGGGTGATGGGTCACCAACCGAAACGTTAACAATAAATAACGGAATTCCAAATACCAACTTACCAAAATTAACTCACACATACGGAAGTTCAGTCAATGAAAGTACATTAACAATTACGTTTAACTCCCCTTGGGGTGGGCAAATCGTATCTAAAAAAATATCTTTACCATTCCTTGACCCTACATCGATTGTTAACCCCTTAGGTTCATTTAGTGGGGTGACGATGCCAATTGAACTCGACTATATTAATGATTTAGATAACACGACAACACCGACGGGACCCGCAACTATTCGTTATATGGGAATTGGTCAAAGTAGGATTGACGAGTTAAGAAAATATGGTGAAACAACATTTACAAATATAACCACAGGAACAACTGACGGTTCAAATTGGAGTGGTTACACTTTAGATAATTTATATTATCAAGATTTTGAAGATGGATATACTATGATTACTGGTAGTACATCCACTTTCACGAAGGAAGAAGTTATCAATAGAATGATAACAAGAAACGAACATTTCATTGGGTTTATTGATGAACCAACCATATATTCTGACATTTTTGTTGAGAGAGGTAAACAAGGTGTAATGGAAAAGAATTTAAGATTGGGTGAAATTGATAACATTGGTGAAGTTGGAATATACGGAAATGGATATTTTAACGTAAGAAAACAATAAAAATTATATTTATTATTAAAAGTTATGGCAGTAGGAAGTTACGGAATAGTTAGACCATCAGATGTGTCACCGGCGGACGTTGATATTTTTTATCATTACGTACCAAATAGGACGACAACTGCGGAGGTATCTTTAAAAAGATTAAGCTCCGAAGATGTCTTAACCCCCGTTTTTCATAATGGAGAAACTTCAGATAGTCCAGATTCTTCTGGTGTTGAGGTTTTAGGTGGTTTATACAACTTAACATTAACCTCTGACGATTTTAGTGAATTAGGGGTGTATACTTTACATATAAGACCAAAACAAATAAGAACATCAATCACCGATTGTGGAATACTTGCGTCATTACCTTCAGTTAGAGGGTTAGTTATTGATTTAAGTAACATACCAACGGCAGATAGGAATAAATTCACATCACAAGGATTAATCGGATATCGTATTGAGTATTTAAATTCTAATGATAACACTAAAATTACTAATTTTTATAGAATTATTACTTCGTCATTCTATTGTACACCAGTTGTTTCAAACTTAACAAGTACAACACAAAAGGCAATTAGATATCAGTATAGTGTTGCGGCTACGAATTTATTATTTTTAACTATAACACCATCTTCGGCACCTTCCAGTAGACCTAATATTGTTCCGTTCATCGGACAACCAGGTCAAAATATTATCATTACTAACACATTTTTTAATCCGACAACTGTTGAAATAGAAATGGTTGAACATGATTCGTCAACATTGGCACATGCGTTATATGGTAATCAAAGTAAGGCGGTATCTAACGGTATTTACACCATATACGATAACAATAACAATATCTTTAAACAATACAACCTTTTCGAAGTTAAAGACGAATTCAACGAAACTTTATTTGAGATTAGAGAAAATAGAGTAGATATTGATGAGACATTAAACTTCGACGATATTACTCAATAATGGCAAGAAGAAAAGTTCCGAGTCAAGCTGCTTCTGGTGCAGATACATTTAGCGATAGTTTAGTTGGTAGACAAATTACCGACGGTACTAGTCAATTGACTAATACGAACTTTGCAATTGATAGGTTAATACCCGAAAAAGATTCTAAAAAATTTAGATCGGCACAATTTTCTGATTTTTTAACTTTAGACGATTTAAAAGAAGAGAATGAATCTCCAACTACATCGTCAAAAACTAAGGAAGAAAGAAAAAAAGAGATAAAATTTAAATCCTCAAAAAATAATGCATCGGTTTCGACTTTTGGTTCATTAAGAGGTAGGTTACTTGCGTCTATTACACGAATCATTAAAAAATTCCCAGCGAGTAGTTTGGTCGATTCTAATAGTTTAATTAGTAATTCCAATTTTACCGCATACAACATTAGTTACGACTCAAATCAAAACACCACAGAGTTCAAAGTTGACTTTGCAAAAATATACAATCCGTTAGATGTTATATTTTTAACACCTAACAGTAATACCCCACCATTAACGGATAATGAAGTAAGAAATTTCTTTTCTTCATTTAAAAAATATGTAATTGAGGTATCTAACGTAACGTATCCAATATTAACTTACGAAGAACCGAATTCTAATAACGAAGTAAGATTAAAAGTTTTTGGTAAACCATTTGGAACTTTAACTACCTATAATATAGATTTTTTAATTAGACCAAACGATGGAATAGTTGAAGAATTTTATTTGGGGTTAGACGAGTTAGAGGAAATGTTATTAAATAGGGAAACCACTCCAAGATATACAGCAATTTTCAAGGTACCTAGAGATAGTTTTGAAGGTGATAAAACGGAAATAAGTGATGTTGAGGTCACTTGGCCAACTTCAAAAGACGGAAGAAACATAAAAATTGTTGGTTTAGACTATGAAAACTTCTTAACTAAATTAATCGATTTATCTGACGAAATAGACAACTATAAATCTAACCTTTTTGTTAGGTTTATGAGTTCACCACAATTGTTTGAATTTGATACTGAAGATAAGAAAATAGAATCAATATTCCAACTTTATGGACAAAATTTTGATAAGGTAAAAAAATACATTTCTAACATTGCAAATATGCGTAATGTTAGTTATGATGGTGTTAATAACGTCCCTGATGTTTTATTAAAAAATTTAGCAAACACTTTAGGTTTATCAACAATTAATCTGTTAGATGAAAAACAAATTGACGAATTATTGTACGTTAGACAAGACACACAATATGAAGCGGTTAATTTAGGCGCTAACGTTGTTGATGCAGAATACGAATTTTACAGAAGATTATTAGTTAATTTAGTTGAATTATATAAATCAAAAGGTACAAGAAAATCTATTGAATTTTTCTTAAAATTCTTAGGTGCCCCTGAACCAATGATTAAGATAGATGAATACGTTTATAAAGTAGTCGGACTCCCAAAATCGTTAAATTTAGAAGGTGATATATATGACGTTATTGAAGGTACTAAGGTAAATACTACATTAGTTTTTAATGAAGACACTTATAGTTATGACATTCAAACCACAACATCACAAACAACTTATGATAGGTCAGAATATCCGGTAATAGAAGGTACAAATTTACCTAGACGAGCTTTCGACGATTCAACGGACATGTTTTTCCAAAAAGGTGCGGGTTGGTATGAAAAAACATTAGACCACAGATCTTCAATGATTTTGGATAATGAGTTATCAATTTTAACAGGTAGAACAAAAACAATAAAAACAAAATCAAGAGATTTCACTTATGGTGAGGATTATTTTGATGTGTTTAGAACTCTACCTGGTTTAGATACTGGTTTCGATATTATTAATCAAATTGATAATAAGAAATCGCACACGATAGATGATGAATCAGCCTTTCTATTAAATAGAAAAAATATTAGTGTATACCTATCGGCACCACAAGTGTTAGATTATGACATTTATAGAAAATCGAGAGAATTAAGTTTATCATTTGGTACCGTAACATTAACACCCCAAACAGGTGTCACATTTGCGGAATTTTTAGATAAGACACTAAGTCAACAAATAAAAAATTCACACTCTATAAAATATAAAAAGAACTACATTATTCTTGAGGACATTTATAGAGATTATGCTACGAATACAAATTTCGTACCGTACGATATTCCTAGTGTTTCTGAGTTCATAAATAAAATGAGTCCATATTGGGTTCAAGTTTTAGAACAATTTATTCCTGCGACGACATTATGGACTGGAGGTAATATTACTGAAAATGGTTTATTCGGTAGATCGAAATACCCATATCGTTTTGGATGTCAACCTAAAGAATTTATCGAGGTGTTATACCCTGATTTTGAAAATGCAATTGAAGAGGATTTAGAAACATTACTTGGTGACAAGGATAATTTTAGAGGTTTATTAAACACTACAGGAGTAACGTACTACCCAATTATCGAAATTGACGGAACAACTTTTACTGGGAATCCTATAGTTGTAAGTGGAATTGAAAATACGGAGAATAGTGCTAAATTATTTGATGAATGGATAATTGACGATTGTAATTGTAACTTCGGCGGTACTGCAATTTTAAATGGTTCTACAAGTAATTACACCCATAAATTACCATTAATTTGTGATTATAAACAATATATTAATCCTGACATTGACAAGATAAAAGAACTTTGGAGATTGTCATTAATTGATTTAATCAACGATGTTAACACTTCAACATCTAAAGATGAGGTGGGATGTATCGACACTTATGAACCATATTCATTGGCTGCTAGATGGCCATGTTTAACTGACTGCACATTAAGTGGTACAACATTATATGGTTCTGAACCAAATCAAATACCTGAACCTTACCAATGTGAAGTTGAGGATAAAAAATTAATTGACTATCAATTTTTTACCGATATTGATGGAATTGAAAAAATTAAATTTACATCTATAAAATACGGACCAAATGATTGTTCTGTTGAGGAATATTTCGAATATAAATTTACATCACTAAATGAACCACAATTAACAACTTGTGGTATTGAATTAGATTTTTCAAACGAATGTATGGATGGTGAAACTACCACATACATTAACGGTACTGAAATTGAATGTAAATTAAAAGGTGATTTAACGATTAAAATTACTGGGACAACGGTAACCGTACAAAGTGGAACAACAAGCAATTGGCCGGTTTACGTCCATAGAAATTGTGAATCGGGAGTTAATCAATACGAAGGTTATTCACTATCTAGTGCAACAATGTACTCACCTGATAGTTGTGTCTTAATATTACGAGATGTTTATGAAGATGACGTAATCGATTTATTATTTACCGATGCGGCTAACTGTGACCTTAAAGTAAAAATAGAGGGACTTGGTATTAGATACGTTGAGGGTGATTTAACTAATGAAGAAGACTCTGACGATATTGTTTATCAAATTACACCTAAAATACAATATAGAGAATCGTTTAATGTAGGGTTGAAGGGTGATTCGTATGTTTTAAAATATACTGGGTTAACCATCGGAGGTACAACAAATTTAAACGATTATGTAACCACTCAAGTTAGTGGGATAAATGAAAATGACATTATTTTATCGGCAACCTATAAAAATTGTAATGATTTAAAAACTCAACAATTTAAAGACGGTTTACAAAATGATAACTTTACGTTTACGTTCGATTACCAACCAATTAAAATAGAGAGAAAAGATTGTTTAGGTTCGGTTAAGAAAAATGTAATTATAGGTGAAACAAAAATTGGGACATCTGAAACTTTTGAAGTTTTACCAACGACAAAATTAAGAGTTTATACCAATAAAATTATTGGGGAAGATGGGGATGTGTTTAAATCTAAAACATATTATTTCGATGAGAGATACCCCGAAGAATTACAAGTAAGAGTTGAAAAAAACGAACCTTGTTGTGACCATACCGAAGATTACTATGAGAATGGAGATTACTTATTAACTGAAGAAGGTAAACTAATTGAGGTTATTTCGGTTAATTTGGATTATTGTACACCAGACATCTATTTCAATTTTAATATTGAGAGTAACCCATCTGATTTAATCATTTTTAACGGTAATAGTAACCACCAATTACTAATTCAACATCCATACGATTTATTTTCTAGATTCGATATGAATTTAGTTCAAACTTATTTCAGTGAATGTTGTTTAGAAGGATTCCCTGACGTTAGAGTTATTGGTGAGGATACTTGTGATATGGACAATAACGTGGATACTGTTTGTGGTGTAAAATGGCCAACACCTACCCCAACACCAACCCCGACACCAACTCCTACTAGCACCCCTACGGTAACACCTACGTCGACAACCACACCTACACCAACGGTGACGGGTGGACCAACTAGCACACCTACAATCACACCAACCCCAACTCCAACTGTAACTAACACACCCACCCCAACTAGTACACCAGAACCTAATTGTGAATTTAATGTTATTGTAGAATTAGAACCTGACCCGTCGGAGACACCAACGGCAACACCTACTAGTACTCCTACGGTTACACCAACACCTACTAACACACCTACAGTAACGCCTGACCCGTCGGAGACACCAACGGCAACACCTACTAGTACTCCTACGGTGACACCTGACCCTAATTGTGAATTTAATGTTATTGTAGAATTAGAACCTGACCCTAATTGTGAATTTAATGTTATTGTAGAATTAGAACCTGACCCTACCCCAACACCTACTAGTACTCCTACGGAGACACCAACTAGTACCCCTACTGCGACCCCTACCCCAACACCTACTAGTACTCCTACGGAGACACCAACTAGTACCCCTACTGCGACCCCTACCCCAACTCCTACGCCAAATTGTGAATTTGATGTGGATGTAATTATCGTAACACCAACACCAACCAGTACACCGACAGTGACACCTACTAGCACTCCAAATTGTGAATTTGATGTGGACGTAGTGATAGTGGAACCTACACCAACCCCAACACCTACTAGTACACCAACTCCAACTCCTACGCCAAATTGTGAATTTGATGTGGACGTAGTTGTTGTTCCACCGACTAGTACGCCAACCCCAACACCTACTAGTACACCAACGATGACCGCAACTCCAACTCCTACGCCAAATTGTGAATTTGATGTGGATGTAGTGGTAGTACCACCAACTAGTACACCTACACCAACACCCACTAGCACTCCAACCCCAACACCCACTAGTACTCCAAATTGTGAATTTGATGTGGACGTGGTTGTTGTTCCACCAACTAGTACCCCTACACCAACACCCACTAGTGCACCAACAATAACGCCAACTCCAACTAGTACTCCAACAAATACACCAACTAGTACACCAACCCCAACACCTACCAGCACTCCAAATTGTGAATTTGATGTGGATGTAGTGGTAGTACCACCAACTAGTACACCAACCCCAACTCCAACTAGTACTCCAACAAATACACCAACTAGTACACCTACTAGTACCCCTACTGTGACCCCTACACCTACTAATACACCTACTAATACACCGACAGTGACACCTACACCACCAATCACGGCAACTGTTGTAATGTCATCGGTTAGTTGTCATGGAGGTAGTGACGGATCAATTACCGTTTCAAATATTTCAGGTGGAGTAGGTGGACCATACTCAGTTAAATTAAACTCAAATGGTACGTACCAAGTAACAACAACAAGTAGAACTTATTCGTTGTTAACTTCAGGTTATTACGAGGTGTATGTTAAAGATTCAAATAACAATGAAACAATAATTGGTATTAATGTAACCCAACCAACGTTAAACGTTGCCACGATAAATGTTGTTTCTGAAACTTCGTTAAATGCGGTATCAACAGGTGGGGTTTGGCCAAAAACATATAGATTAAATAAAGACACCGCATCTCCATATGTTACTGGATGTGGTGACACATTGGTAACAACAATAAACAATGTGACAGAGTCAACGGCAACACGATTAATTGAGGGATTAACATCAGGTTACTATTGTTTAGAAATAACAGACGCAAATGGTTGTGTCGTGAATAGTGGTTTAACTGAGTTAATTGTGTTTACTCAAACAGAATGTGCGGAATTTGAATTGGCGGGTGGAACAAATGGAAGGACATTTAATTTTACAAATTGTTACGGTCAATCACAAACCGTAATAATGCCACAAGGGGATTCGGCACCATTTTGTATACAACTTCCATATTCGGCGGCAGGTGCAACAAGAGGAGAGGGGTGTGCGGTCTAACCATTTGTTAAATAAATCTTTAATTCAAAAATAAAATAAACAAAATAAACGAATATTTATATAAAAAAAACATGGTACTTATTTTCACATTAAAATCATTATACACTGGGTCAACATATGTTGCGGGACCTTTTGATATTTATGCAACAACTAGTGGTGGAACAACAACCTTAATTGGTGATAACATTAGTAAATCAACCCTTTCCGCGGGTGTTACAATTTCTGGGGTAGATGATGCCACAACTGGAGGTACAGTACAAAGTGTCGATGGGACGTGTAGTAATTCTATCCAATGGACGATTGGTGGAAGCGGAGTTTTAGATACATATACATTTCAAAAATACTGTACAAGGGATGCGATAAATAGCCCAATAACAACTGCACCGACCTTTGTTGTATTTTCAGGTACCGAGTTAGGATTTACACCCACATTAGGATCCTCAACCGATTTTATTAGAATTAGTGGTGGACCAAATGTAGATTTCATTTATGAATTTAACGGAACAACTGGAGACGCCGAGACACTTCACACATTTCTTGAGAGATTGGATAGTTCTGAAATCAATTGTGACACTAGTGGTGGTGGATTCGCATAATAATATGATAAATTAACCCCTTCACAAAAGGGTTTTTTTTATTTAAATTTTATATGGTTGTATTTATGGTAATATACATTTTTTGAATTAATAATAAATTAAACATTTAAAATAAATGACACTTAGATTTACATTAGAATCACTATACTCAGACCCAATTTACGAAGCGGGACCTTTTGATATTTGGGGTGTAACCGACGAAGAAGAAAGAATATTATTAGCGGATAACGTTAGTAAATCAACCTTATTGGAGGGTTTAAGAATTACAAACATAGACCCATCAATAATAGGTGGTACTGTTGAGTCAGTTGACGGTGTATGTCTTAATATAATTGAGTGGTTTGTACCAGGTACGCCAACTACCACACCTACGTCAACCCCCACTAGTACCCCAACTAGCACACCTACAGTAACACCAACAAGTATAACGTATCCCGTAGTAAATGGGCTGTTGTATAATTGGTACGCCGCGACTGACGGAAGAAATATTGCAGCAAGTGGATGGGAAGCCCCTACAATAAATGATTTTCAAACTTTGGCGGATTATTTAGGTGCTGCAGGTGGTTATACCACAAATACAGTTGGTGGTAAATTAAAAGAAACTGGATTAACTTATTGGAATTCACCAAATGTAGGTGCAACCAATGAAGTAGGGTTTAATGGTAGAGGAAGTGGAGGAAGAGGAACGTCAGGATTTATAGATTTTAAAAGTGTTAGTATTTTTTGGGCAACATCTATACCATTTTTAAATACCGGAAGCGCAGGTCAATTACTTTCCAGTAATCAATCATTCGCCTGTCCATCTAATGTTGGTCTTGACACTAATTTTGGATATTCCATAAGATTGAAAAAAATAACTACAACATTAACTAATGGTCAAACAGGAACATATGTTGGGAATGATGGTAAAATCTACTCAACAATATGTATTGGTACCCAGGAATGGTTAACAAATGATTTGTCCGAAACTAGATTTAGAAATGGAGACATAATACCATATAGTGGAATAGATAATCCAAATAATTTTACAGACTCAGAGTGGAATGCGTTAACAACCGCAGGTACTTGTGCATTTGACAACGACGTAAACAATGTAGCACCAGGATTTACATTCCCAACCTAAAAAAAACAATAATCTTAACATAATAAGACAATAAATTAAACCCTTCACAAAAGGGTTTTTTTTATTTAAATTTTATATGGTTGTATTTATGGTAATATGGGACTTAAAATAAATTTAAATAATATAAATGTACCGACAGGACATCAGTACAAAGTATTCTACAAATTAAACAGTAGAACACCTGGTAATGTTACCTCTCAAGGTGACGTAGATTGGGGAGAATTGTATGGTACATATACCGGTGGAACTCACAACAATATTGAAATTGACTTTGACCTAATCGACCAAAACCCGTTTGGAAAACAAAATTGGTTTAAAATTTTGGATACCGTAACTCAAAGTTATATCATTGAAAATATTTACATTCACGATTATGAATTTTACACTGATTGCATTAATTGTTGTACTTACGAAGGTGGTACGGCGATATACGTTCAATCAACGCCAACTCCAACACCTACAGCAACCAACACACCTACACCAACCAGTACACCAACTAGTACACCAACTAGTACACCAATACCACCTACTAATACACCGACACCAACCAGTACCCCAGTACCACCAACCGAAACACCAACACCAACACCTACACCTACGAATACCCCAACGGTAACACCAACAGTCGTACAGACAATTAATTATTTAATTGAGGATTGTGAGACTGGTTTATATTGGAATGCACAAAAAACCCAAACATTTGATGTTGGGGACGTTGTGGAATTTTTAATTAAAATAAATCGTGAATTTATACATTGTGGCACAATTATTAACGATAATTATTTAGGAGTTTCGGATGTTACATTGTATAGTGGGGTTGCTAGAGATTGTGAGGACACAACGCATTGTGGTATTGAGAACCCTACATTTGGATTAGAATAATAAATAAAAAAAAGATATGTCATTTAACGTTTTAGTAACGATTACCGGGTCAACATCATTAGGTCCATTTCAAATTGCTGAGTGTACAGGATACTCGGTAACAGGATGTACGGGGTGTACTGATATCACTAACCCGAGTGGTGTAGATATAACTGTTAACGAATTAACAAATGGTCACTATGTGAATGTAACTAATGACAACACCGTATCAATTCAGTTGACGTCTTCAGGTACGTGTGATAATATTATTTGTTTACTTATCGACGGTAAACCGACATTACCACCCACTAACACACCAACTAGTACCCCAATACCACCAACTAGTACCCCAACTAGTACCCCAACTAGTACCCCAATACCACCTACTAATACACCAACACCAACTAGTACACCAACTAATACACCGACAGCAACACCAACTAGTACCCCAATACCACCAACTGAAACACCAACTAATACGCCTACTAACACACCAACGCCAACACCAACTAGCACTCCGATTGGATGCTACGAATATACCTTAGGTACATCGGCATCATCTGCCCAATATTATTCATTTATTGATTGCGATGGTATACCTGGTGATGGGTATATTGGGGGTGTAGGTGGTTATGATGCAACTACAGTATGTGCTCAAACAGGTCAAATATCTGCTGGCGGTGAAATTCAAGTATCAACTGGAGGACCTTGTTCTGTTGAACCAACCTCCACACCAACTCCAACACCGTCAATTACACCAACCCCAACGGTAGGTTCAGGTTCAGTGTTCATCAGTAATTACGACGGTTCTGGTGGAAATATATATAACGTACAAGTGGATAATGTCGACATTTTTGTTGTGGCACCCGGTTTCCCCGTAACAGGTAATGGAAGTCTTACTGGTAGTTACGGTGGAGGTACATCAACTTCTACAGTTGGTGTATTTGTAAATGTCGCAACTGATGCACCTGTTACGTTAACGTTATTAGGAATATCAACCGAGTGCATTACAACACCAGGTTATGTTGAATTTACAAATCTTGATTTATCAACATCACCAACTATATCAATAACAATGGACCAACAAGGGACCCCGTGTAATTAACGAGTACAGGTACATTCTAAAATAAAAAAAATAATATTTATAAAATATGGCATTTCCATCAACAATTACAATTACCGGTTCAACAAACATCACCAATTTCGACATTTATCAATGTACAACAAATGAGTGTTCAACTTGTGTGCCAATTACTGGAAGTACAGGTCAGAATGTGAGTAGAAATCAATTACTGACAGGTCATACCGTAAATGTTGATACGGGATATCGTTATATAAAATTATCGGCCGATACTGAATTGTGTGATAATTCTATTTGTATGGAGGTAATCGGCATACCAACTCCAACCCCAACAAGTACACCTACTAATACTCCAACAAGTACGCCAACACCAACAAGTACTAGTACCATTACCCCAACGCCAGGACCAACAAGTACACCTACTAATACGCCAACAAGTACACCTATACCACCTACTAGTACCCCTATTTCAACTAGTACACCGACACCAACACCTACTAATACACCAACTAGTACACCTACCAATACACCAACGGCAACACCAGTTCCTATATGTAAAGAATTAACGGTGGTACAGGCATTTACTAACACAAACATTCAATATATTAGTTGTAATGGTACACCTAGTACATCTTACATAGGTGCTGGAACAACAAACTATAATGTAGGGTGTGTTCAAGAAGGTACTGCAACTGGAGGGGCATCATTCAGTTACGGAAGTGTTTGTTCATAATAACAACAATAGAATATTTTAACATAAACAAATATGAGTTTTTTAAATAGTAGTAATTCGGAATATCTTTCAGCGAGAATAACCCAAAAGGGTAGAAATTCCATCGCAAAAGGTGAATTTAATATAAATTATTTTCAAATTGGAGATTCCGAATTTGATTACGATGCGGTATTCTCTGGTTTAACAGGACAAAACAATCATCAAATGGTGTTGGCGCCAGTCGATAAGGAATGTGGGATTAAGTATCCATATAAATTGGACACATCCACAGATGTAACGTATGGTATACCAATTGAAAATGCTACTACTGAAACAATCAGAAATGTTATGGGACCGGCAGGATTTGTTTCCGAATATCAACCATATGATTCTAATTTATGTATCGGAACTACAATTCAAACAACTGCGGAATCGATTAGTTTAAGTGGGTTAACGGGTACTAACACAATTACGGTTCAATCAGGTACAACATTTCAAAACGCAGAATATTTGACAATGGTATTTGGTGAATTTTGTGGACCCACACCCACAATAACAGGACACACAAATAGTTTAATTTATAAAATATTATCGATTAGTGGTAATACCATCACTTTAGATAGACCTACACCAAATCTATCAAGTTTAAGTGGTGACATTTACGTTGTGGGTAATAATGGAGAACTTGAATTTCCTTTAGAATCGGAAGTATCTTCAGTATGTTCACCATCACCTGTAAATCCACTCGCACAACATAATCCTTGGTCATTAAATGTTGTTTGGGACGAAAAACCAATTGGTGCGGATGTCCCGACTACAGCCTCCGACGAAAACCTAAGTGGTTACACAAGTAACGTATATGTTTCATCTAAAGAATTTTTTGGATATAACTCAACAGGTCAAACTTTTCAAAATTTCACAGGTGGTACTATCTCTGGATTTACATCTGAAAACGTTGGTACAGGATTTAAAAATTCATTTAACGAATTAATTGAAGTTCCACCTACGGAACAAAGATGTATTGCAGTTATCCATTATTCTGAATTAGGTGATTTAATTAATGACCCAGAAAGATTTTTTAAATATGACGACTATATTAGTTATGATAATGGTGATTTAACATCGTTAGCGTTTGATAGAGAAGACGATCCAATAACTGACACTGAATATTTTGAGGTTTATATCCCCTTTATAATGTACCATAGAAACCCAACTGGGTCAACAACAAATGGTGCGTTATTTACGATGGACACAACTAACCACTACCTTAGACCAGTAACAGGTATAACAGAATCAAGATTTGAATTATTATTTAGATATCTTTTAGATGAATCAGGTAATAAGATAGGTAAAGTATTCCCAACAAAAAAAGTAATCATATTCGACGATCAAGAATTGGTTGCAATTTTAGATTATAGAAGTAATAGAAGATACACATTAGGGGCTCCTAAAGTAGGGTTTACTCCGACATCACTTAATGATGCATTAATTTCGGGAACCACATCACAAACGTTTTGGGTAACTTATTTATTTG